TGTCCAGATTGACCTCGGAATTGAGAGTGAGGATGAGGAGCCTGGTGCCAAGCCTGAGGGCACCATGAAGCTGGACCTGTAATGTGCGTCTAACTACCTCTAAACCAATCCACATTCAAAAAGCAAATGGAGTATCAGACTCTTGGAATGATTGTTGGTGCCGTGATGATTGTCGCGGCTCTGTTGTATGTTCTGGATCGTCGTGCCAAGGCTCAGGTGGTTGATTACACGGATCTGGGTAAGATCGTGGCTGGGTCTGGCGTTCTCACGGGCGGAGTTCTCTATTCGCTCGGAACGGAGACGGTTGCGGATGTTGCTGAGACAGTGACTGCAGCTGCACAGGATATGTTCGTGGGTAAGCCGGAGTTTTAAGACAAGCATATATAAATAGTATGTCGCGCATAGTTCGTGTTGCAGGAAGAATGATTGAACTTGCAGGGTTACAGCAAGTTTGGCTGGGAGTTGACCATTTGACTAACTCCAAAATCACACTATACTATCCTAAAGGTCCTACACAGACGATTGAATATACGTTTGGGGAGCATGTACAAGCCGAAAAGGATAAGAACACTATAGAGGAAGCTAAGAAGGAGTTTGACAAAATACCTCAGCAAGTGCTTTCTTAAGCTCTCGCTTGTATTCATGAGTTATATCATCGCGATGTGTCTCCATGTTGTCTGACAAAAGAGAAGGATGAACATTAATCGTGAGGTTTACCTAGTTCACGAAGTTCTTCAGCTGACGGCATTATTTCTTATTGTAAAGGTAATCGTAAATGACGTGCCCATATTCTACGCTTCTTGGAGAACCGGGTAAAGGTGTTCATTCAACGCGCTTCATGGGATTCGCGTTGAACGACACGTTGATGACAATTGCCGCGGCATTGATTACATCATATCTGTTCAAGATTGTCTGGTGGAAGTCGATGATTGCGTGGTTTGTTGCAGGCGAGATCCTACACTATGTCTATGGTGTTAACTCTGCATTCTTGGAAACTCTAGGAATCGATAGTAAGTGCGTCTCCTAATTGAGCTGCAGATGGGGTCGCACGATACTGAGTCATACGACCAATCTCCTTGCGCGGAACAGCTGAATCCACACAATACCTTGCAATAGCCTTGTACAGATCAAATCCGTGATACCTGTCATGATTGTCCATCTTCTTACGGAACATCACAGATGAACCATCATCCTGCGTCATCCACTGCAGGAACACCTGGAACAGCGGGTGAATGTAGTCATGCTTCGGTCCCTTGGGAAACATATCCCAGAAGACCGATGTAGCAAACCGAACCAGGTCAAAAGAAGGACAGGCTCCAATGTGCTGGCGCTTCTGGTCATAGAAGGGATCCATATTGTACTGACCACCTGCCTCCTCGTCCTCTTGGAACTGACTACTCATAAACAGCTTGGGCTCCTTCATTCCAACCAGGCGGAGAGACATGATCGCCCGATCAAAATCAATGATCTTCATCAGGTATCCGTACGTCGGAATCTTGTAGACCTGACCACCCTGCTTGTAGAAGAGGAACTCATCGTTCGTCTTGACGTACATCACATTATTGCCGTGGAGGTCATTGTGAACAAATCCATAGTTCCGCTGGGCATATGCAAGAGCGAAGACAACTTGCGATACCCATGCAACATGCTTCTCAGGTTCAGAGTGCTCCTTGATCAGATCATAAAACGTTCCCTCGCAAACCTCCATTGCAGTCGTCACAACAGGTACATCCTTGAACGTGGCCCATGCAAACGGCTCGGGCTCTTCCTCGTCACCCTCCTCATGATTGGATCCCTCGGAGCAGGCACAAGACTCAATATCAAAGACATCGTCGTCATCCTCGTCATCCTCCATTTCAGGGGACTCTGAGGACGCCATATCATAGCCCTCTACACTATCTGACTCAGGGTTGCTCACGTGATCTGCAGCCACATCCTCGATCTCACCAAGCTCAATTTCCTCACCCATCTCCAGCGTAGTCCGTGCCCTGCGAGTGTGAGAGAACTCGGCATCGTGACCCTCCGTGCGGAGCTTGAGCTCAAAGGTAGAACCAATCTTGTCAGCAAACCAACCCTTCTCAGTCAGCTCTTCATAGTCATCCGAGATATCGATCGTATGGGTGCCTGCGAGTCCGACATAGACTCCATACACCTTCGGGAAGTGCTGGCATCCAGACTCGGACAAAGCGATGGACGTCATGGCACCCACGTAGGCGGCTGTATGAGGGCTCTGCATCCGCTCCTGCATATCATCGGCAACGTCCGTCCGCTTCGGGACACCAAAGGATCCATAGTCACCTCGCATCGTCTTGAACGGCGACAGGATCATCGTCGTCTTGCGATGGACAGGGATAGTCTGTCCGTGGACCTTGACGTGATTGCTATCCACAATGGACTCAATCGGAGATGACAGCTTGACTCCATAGTCATGGAGCCCAGCAACATTCTCCGTCTTGAACAGCTTCTCAAGACTCGGAAAGAAAGGCTGGATCGTCTTCATAGACCAAGGGGCTCCATCCAACTTTGCAACACGATGGATCTTCAGTGGCACGGGTGTAGTTCTCAGATCCTTTCCCATTATCAGAAGACACGGCGAGGAATGTGAAAAAATAAACGACACACCAGAACAAGATGAACTTCCAACTGAAGAAGTTTAACATGGACATGATCAAGGACCGATGTTCCATGGATTCTCGCAAGAGTCCTATGATTGTGATCATCGGTAAGAAGGACACAGGTAAATCCTTCTTGGCACGTGACCTGCTGTTTAACGTTCAAGACTGCTTCCCTGCAGGAATGGTGATCTCGCCCACAGAAGCGGTGAACGAGTACTTTCAAGCATTTGTACCTTCAAAGTTGATTCACGATAAGTATGAACCCTCGAAAGTTCAGGCGTTTATTAAGCGTCAGTTTGCAGCCAAACAGAGATTTATGAAGACGAAGGCATCTGGTGCTCCATTTGACCCTCGTGCGTTCATGATTTTAGATGACTGCTTGTATGCGGCAAAAGAGTGGATCAATGAAGAGAGCACTCGCTTCGTGTTCATGAATGGCCGTCACCTCGATATGATGACCATTATTACCATGCAGTACCCGCTGGGTATCACGCCCAACTTGCGCACTAACGTGGACTTTGTATTCATTCTTCGTGAGAATATCCTAGGTAATCGTCGTAGGATTTACGAGAATTACGCAGGTATGTTTCCTACGTTTGAGATGTTTTGTGATTTCATGGACCAGTGCACAGAGAACTACGAGGGACTGGTGATTTGTAACAACGTGTCCTCCAACAAGCTAGAGGATCAGGTGTTCTGGTACAAGGCGTCTGAGCATCCTCCGTTTAGGCTTTGCGACCAGACATTGTGGGCAGATAATCGCCCGTTCCAGTCAGCTATGCTCGCCGCCGACGAGTATAACGCCGCTTCGATGAGGAAGAAGAACGCCGCCCCTTCCGTTTGGGTAAAGAAGTCCGGTGGCGAGTAGAACCACGCATCTTTTTAAGAATGTCAGCTGCCTTTGAGTCTTGTTTCATACTAACCAGATTTTCAGCCCCAGTGTGGTCCCAGTGCTTTGACCGATCAGGTACCTCCCTTACTAGAATCCTAGCTACCTCTTTCTCGATTAACTTCTGAGGAATCTCCTTTGGAGTACGAATAGGAGCAGGCTTACTCATTGATTATTTGGGAGATTTTACTCGCGGTGCGCACCTTCCGAAGGGTGAACAGGAGCAGACGCGTCCTCCAGGGCCTTCTTGGCATCCTCGAGCGCCTTCTCCTCGGCATTGGCCTTACGACGACGCTCATTCTCCTCCTTCTGGGCCTTGATGGACTCCTCGCGCTGCTCAGCAAAGAACATCTCCTTGTTGGACTCGTTCTCCTTGTACTTGCGCATCAGCTCGTTCAGCTCCTTCTCAGCGTACTCAACCTCAGGCATCAGGTGCTCCGAAGGATCCCACGGCAGCCAGGCACCAACCTTACCGATGTAGAGGTTGTCCTTGGGGTAGCGACGCTGGAGAACCTTGGCAAACATCTGAGTCTCCTCAACCGTAGCAAACGCACGACGAACCTTAACACCGCGGATATTTGTGCGGAACTCCACCTGATTATCGTACATCTCCTGCAGGTTCTTCTCCTCCTTCAGCAGGAAGATCTGGTACTGCTCATGGATGTCCGTCTTCCTCACCTCCTCCTTACGAACATTGACAAAGTCGTTCGCATCCTTCATCAGATCGTCAATCTTCAGGGAGTACTTCTTTGCCATGAACGCCATCAGACTCTCAAGACCCTTAACCTTCCACTCGTAGTCCATCCACTCCACAAACTTCTCAAAGAAGAACTCGTCCTTCTGCTTGATCACCTTCTCGGGGCTGATGAAGGATACAATGCAATACTTCTGTGTCGGGATCTCCGGGTCCTCATCGAGGTAATCAATCGGTCCATTCTCGTCGTGCTTAGGGAGCTCAGTGCGGGGCATTTACTTGTTCCTGCTACTTGGACTTAAGTTCTTTATCCGCGTAGACTTTGAAATCCTTAAGAATATCTAGAATATTGTCCTTATCACTGCGACCTACTGGCGGTGTCAAGGTCATTCGTTCAAAGTCGATCAAGTATACTTTTTTAGTTGATGGGTTAAATACGATATTGTCCATTGAAACATCATTGTGATACAGACCTTCTTTGTTCATCTCATCAATATCTGCTGATAGTTCTTGCAGTCCTCGTACAATTGAATTGAGTTCGTCTTTATTGACGGGGACAGCCTGTGGTGCCCAATCAAGACTACCTTCATATACCTGTTCCAAGTTTGTAAAGTAATCAGCAAGATTGAATCCTCCAAACTTTGAAAATAGCATTGAATTCCCCTTTCTTGCACACATCGCCTCAGGGTAGATCGCATATGAAGGTCCAAGCTTACGAAGCGGTTCTGTTTTTGTAAACTCTGCTTGAGCTGCATCAGGTTTCATTACTTTGGAAACGTAGTCCCCTTTTGGTTGTTTGGAAGGATCGTCACATTCAAGTGCCGGATAATATACACGCCCAGACATTCCTTCTCCTATTTTTCCAGCGCCGCGACGTTTACCCATTATCAAGTATCCCGATATAAAACCGCGATGTAGAATAAATGTACGATATCTTCACGACCGCCTACCTGTTCTTTCTCCTTTGCCCCGGCCTATTGATTACCCTGCCCCCCGGCGCTGGAATCATGACTGCGGCTGCTGTCCATGCACTCGTGTTCTTCCTGATCCTGCAGTACCTGTCTCTCTACATTCCTTGGTGGGCCATCTGGGTTGTTGGAGTTTCCATTGTTGGATACAAGCTTTGGTCGGGGCGTTCCGTTGCTCCCGCATATTAAAAAATTCTTCGCACCTAAGAACCAAACAAATGTCGGATTCTTCTACACCGAAGCCTACCCCTTCTGCTGGTGTTGATATGGCGGACCTCGTCACGCGCCTCGTAAAGTACCTCCTGGAGGGTCTTGCGGTTGCCATTGCCGCGTTCGTGCTGCCTGGCAAGACCCTCAAGGTCGCCGAGGTTGGAATGATCGCCCTGGTTGCGACGGCCACGTTCGCCATCCTGGATATCTACGCGCCTAGCGTGGGTGCCTCTGCTCGCACGGGTGCCGGTTTCGGAATCGGTGCCAACCTGGTTGGGTTCCCACGGGTCTAAGGACCCTTGGGACGTGTGTAAGGGGATAATACAAGCTGAGGGGATCGAACCCTCGCGGCTTTCGCCAGAGAATCTTAAGTTCTCCTCCTTAACCACTCGGACAAGCTTGTTAGACCTTGAGCGCACTTACCAAGTGCGCCGCTAACGTTGTGGTCAGCAACGTTCCGTAATTGTTTTGGGTCATTTGCATTGTGCCCAGTGCTACGACGCACACAGGACTTGATGTGGACACAAGTGTATATAGAACTTCTTGGACTGAGTGAGGAACACAGAATGTATCATACATCCTTGCGGCACCGAAATGAATTACATAGTTAGCAGCGACAGCAGCGATACCTTTGAAGATTACTTCCATTTACCGCTTACCTACCTTCAAGAATTAATGGAACAAACATCCATTTTTCTTGTAAGGTACAACGGGCGCTGGATGAAAATCAGTTCTCGTGAGTTTGAACCCGAAAGAATGACCACTGACGTAGCATGGATGCAGATTAAGGAGGGACTCACGCCAGAGGAAGCCTATCGTCGCTGGTTTGAGCTACAGCGTAGAATTTCTCGTGTTCTCAAGTAATGAGGACTCTGATTCTTGTCCTAGCTTTTGCAATCATCGTCTACCTCGTGTGGCGTCTCTGGAAGCCAATCGTGTCTCCGCCAAAGCGAGAGGTTCCAGTTGATAAGGCTAACTTGTACTTTTTCCACACAGACTGGTGCGGACACTGCCAGAAGGCAATGCCTGAGTGGGAGAAGCTAGAGGCAGGGCCTCATAAGTTTGGAAACACTGAGGTCTCTTTTGTTCGTGTGAATGCAGACAAGGATCGCCCGACTGCTGACTTGTATGGCGTGGATGCATATCCTACCATCAAGCTCGAGACTTCAACAGGACTTTACGACTACAACCGCGGTCCGACTGCTGAGAAGCTAACTCAGTACCTCAGGGAGACGCTTGGAAAAGAAGCGTGAGGCCTGTGAGAATCCCTCATCATAGAGCTGCTTCTTCTGAGCACCAGTCAGTTCCTGCATGAGTGAAATCGTGTCATTCTTGAACCAGAGGACATTGTCCGTATGAGACTCTGATCGGAATGCCTCGTAGAGTGTTGCAGAATAGTCGGATAGGGTCATCTTCTTCAGTCGGTCAGGTGTGATGTTAAGTTCAGCCCTGCTGATGTGAAAAACCAGGGTATCTTCAGGAACAACCTTGTGCATGTTATGTGCGTAGAATCCGCCATCAATGTAGAGGTTATTGTACAGCACCTGGGGATGGAAGACAAACGGCAAACAGGACGAACACCTAATTGCATCCATGATTGAAACAGATCCCGTCAATAAGACTGCCTTCCGTGTGGTCAAGTTCGATGCAAGAATATACAACTTCTGAGGCGCATCATCAATCACAGCATTTCGTAGGTCAATACCTTGACCATCAAATGCCTTGAGAATAGTTTGGGTGAACGAGTCCATAGAGAAGAGTGCCTTCTCTTGCGTGAACGACGTAATCGAAGTCAGGTTAATCGAAGGGATCACACCAGATAAGTTGAAGTCTGTCTCAAACATATGCTTAATTGCGGGGAGCGGTATCTTGTAGGCGAGAGCTGTTGCGATAATAGAGCCTGCGGAACATCCGTAGATTCCCTTGGGAAAGATGAGTGGTTGGTGCTTTTCAAGGGCGGCTAATCCTCCGATCATAATGCCGCCACGAACTCCACCACCTCCGAGGGCAATCGAGCTAAACATTCTTGTATGGAGGATGTAAGGATGCTGAAAGCCCGTGATGTATGGGACGAGCAGGAAGACCGCAGAGAAAAGCGTATGCGAGCCATGAGACCTGTCCTAAGCCAGCTCTACGGACAGATCCGTAAACAAGCCACGCACAATCCAAATGCGCCGTATATTGTCTTTGAAATCCCCATGTATGTTTTCGGGTATCCGCTGTTTCAGATCTCCGAAGCCCGTGAATACATAATGAACACCCTGTCTCAGGGCGGGTACATGGTATGGGTCATTGATGATAAATACCTGTTAATCTCGTGGCTCAAGACAGCTGGCGGGAAGCTGTCTCAACACCGCCCGCCAGTGAGCATAAACTATCGCCCCAATGCATATGACCCATCACTTTTAGAAAGTATGCGACGCTAAAACGAATACGTTCATTGGCAGAGTATGAAAATCATATGTGTGAACATGAAGTTGTTATCGATGATGGCGAACGCGTGTGCAAGTGTTGTGGAACGATTCTGGGCTCTTGTATCGATGAAGGAGCGGAGTGGCGAGTCTACGGCAATACTGAAGACGACCCCTCAAGAACAGGGACGATCACGAGCGAACTCCTTCCTGACTCCTCATACGGATCGATGATGATGCGGCGCCGAGGGGGACAGCAATCAGAAGAGGCCAAGTCAATTGCAAAGCTTTCTGCGTGGTCGTTTTCGAGCCACGGAGAGAGGTCGTGGATGGGTATCTTTGATGCAATTCAGCAGTCCTGTAATCGTGTGGGTCTTCCCAAGGCAATCGTGATGGATGGGTGTGCAATGTTCAAGAAGGTAGAGGATGCTCAAAAGACCCGAGGAGAAACCCGCCGTGCTCTGATGGCCGCTGCAATCTTTACGTCCTGCCGTCAGCACGATGCAACCCGAACCCATGAAGAAGTGGCTAACCTCTTCCATGTCAGCATCCGTGCTCTATGCAAGGCTCTGATGAGGTTCTCAGACGAGGGATCAAACGTTCTCAATACTCAGCTGGGTATCGCTGAGCGTATCTGTGCAGATATGGACTTGTCTGATACCGATCGTGATAAGATTGTTCTAATGCTCCATAGTCTACCTGAGATGGAACATACACCAAAGACGATTGTGGCAGGTGTCGTCTGTTCTATCTTGGGCGGTCAGATTGCCAAAGTCTCCGAGGCGTCTGGGGTCTCTTCAGTCAGCATCCGCAAGATTGTTGAAAAACTTAAGGCGACGGGAAGTACGTAACAACCCACTTCAGATTAGAACCTGCATTTGAGATCTGAATGCCAGTCGAAGCTGAGCTTGTAAGTGTAATAATTGCGGTGTTACTGTTGCTACTTACTTTATTTGCATTTGATGTCGTGTATGCATATCCAACACAGCTATCATATACGGACCCAGTAGACGACTGAACAGAGACCATGAACATGCCAACCTTGTACAATGCTATGGTTGTAGCTGTACCACTTGCAGTAAACGTACCTCTCTGTGAGAAATAACCACCTGTCACCTGAAGGGTTGCGTTACTAGCCGCGTACGGCGCAGAATTACTGATCGTCGTCACAGAGTTTCCAAGTCCATCGTTAGTGAACGTAAGCGTTCCGTAACCGTCGGACACTTGCATAGAACCGTTAACGTCAAGTGAAAAGTATCCTGGTACCTTTCCGATGCCCAGACCATTTGAGATACGAGCATATCCACCGACATCGAGAGAGATAGAGGGCGTCGTAGACGGCAAGCTGGTCATATTGATACCAATACGATTGCCAACAAGATCACCAATGATAGACGTGTTGCTACCGCTTCCAATCAGAAGAGTATCGCTTACAGATGTTCCTCCGTTTGATATGCCTGGACCGAGGAAGATATTGTTGCTACCAGACGCAATTCCAGTAGCACATCCAATATAGATATTGGAGTTGCCACCTGCAAGGGTGTTCGCGCCAATCGAGATGCTATTTGACGAACTCACCGATGTACTTCCAGCACGGTACCCAAGAAATACACAGTTTCGCACGTTGGAGGTTGAACTGCCCGCACCCGTTCCAATAAACGTGTCATTGTAGTTGCTCTGGGTTGTCATAATCGAGTGATCATTTCCAGCACCAACGCCAACATACACGTTCGAGTTGGCATCGCCAACGGACACTGCAAAGGTCGACACTACATTTGCTGACACGGTGTCAATATTGGTAAGCTCTAACTTTGACTGATAGACACCATTGGTCGTATCATAGACAAATGTGGGGCGAAACACGTTTGTCAGCAAGTTTTGGACGTTGCTTGT